TAATTATAGTTTAATTTCTACAAAAAAGCCCGAACTTGAAAAAAGTTGAGGGCTTTTTTGTATTCTAATAATTTTTTTGTTACCATTTTGTTACCACTAAATTTAAACTAATTTAAGTTAATTCAAATTTAGGAGTTTTATAGTGTTATTTTTTAGAATGTTTATACAATAAAAAGCAGGAAATTAATCCTGCTTTATTTTTTATTGACTTATGTAGTTTAAAATAGTAATATAAGTATGAAGTATTTCTAAAATAGAATTTAAATTTAGATATAGTCTATTTTAAATATTTTTTAATGTATTTCCATATTGGAATTTAAACTCCGACTAATTTGATGTTATATTTGCTACTACTGTGATTGTAAAATTATGTATTACTAAATTAGAAAAGCAGGTTTAAACCTGCTCTTTTTTTAATTTATCTTCTATTTTTTTTAATAATTCTTCTAATTCTTGTTTTGTAGCAAATTCTTCTATAAAAACTTTTGCTCCATTTTTTGAATTAGTTCTTTTTCTTGCTAATTTCCCTTTTTCTGTTTTCTCATATGTATCCTGAATTTTTTTTCTTTGTTCAGGACTACTAAAACCATTTCTTGCCATTACTCCTCCTATTTGCTATAATAGAAATAAGATAACTCCTAAAAAGGAATTATCTTTCTTTCTATTTGAGCCAGTTTTAACTGGCTCTTTTTTATATATCAAATACTATTTCTCTTGCTTCTGAAAGGTTTTTCCAGTTTAAACCAATCCTAAATTCTTTAGGCTTTCTTTCTTCTCTAATTAATCTAGCTATTTCTTTTAAATTTTCTAAATTATTAGTATCTAAAGACATTCCCCACTCTGCAGCTATTTCTTTTTGTTTATTTGACATGTTTTCAGTTGAAATATCATCTAAAAATTCTAATACTTTCACATCTTCAATATATAAAGTATTATCCCTATTTTTCCAGCCATTCATACTTATAAATATTTTAAAATAACAATCACTTACAACTCTATTGAAATCTTTAATGAATTCAGTATTTTTTATTTCTTTATAAATTTTTATTAAATATTTTAAATTAAATTGTTCAAATTCATAGAAATGTTTGTTACTTTCTTTTTCTATAAGAGCTTTTTTTATAAATCTAGCATTAAATTCTAATTCTTTTATATTAGAAAATACCTCGCTAGTAAATAAATAATTTTTTTCATTAACAAATTCCCAGTTAAATTTATCTGCTTTTTTATCTTCCAAAAAATTTCCCAAATCAATTATAAAATCTCTCACCATTTGATATTCTAATTTTTCCATTTTTAATCCTCCTAATTTTTTATTTTATAGAGCTAGTATATTTCAACTAGCTCTTTTTTATTTTTAATCTCTATCTCCATAAAAATCTACAAATACTGCATTATTATTTATTTCAACTGTTCCATCTTCATTGATTTTATATCCACTTTCAAAAGCCAGTGCTGACCATTCATACCATAACTTTCCATCTTCTAGTATGAATTGATTAGTACCATTTCCTTTTAACATCTTTTCTTGTAGCTCCTTTGGGATTTCTCCCCAAGTAGCTTTTTCTCTTATAAGAGTGTCAAATGCTACATCACTATCATATTTCCCGTTTTTAAATTCTCCGTATATTTCAGTAACTTTAGCAATTACTTCTGCTTCAAATTCTTCTGAAAAAGACCAATATTTTCCATCCCATTTTGCTTTATTGCTTCTTGCAAATTCTACGAAATCATTGTTATGTTTAGTTTCTGTAAAAACCTTTCCATTTCTTTTAAATACTCTTGTTGTCATTTTAGATCCTCCTTAAATTTTTTATCTTTCTTTCTATGTTTTAATTATATCATATGTAATTACATATGTCAATACTTTTTTAATTTTTTTTATCACTCATAAAATCTAGGTTTAAGACAATTAAAAAAAGAGGGGCAGGACAAAATCCTACCCCATTACTTTATGAACTTTTTAATCTCCTCCATATCTTTTTTTAATTCTGTTTGGTCTTTTTGCATTGCTTCTAACTGGTCTACTATCTTCTGCATAGTAGTTCTATAAATTTCAAATGTCTTACTATCTTTCCATAGAAAATACAGTAAAATAGCCCCTACTACGCCATATTCTAGTAAAGTTTTTTCCATATACACCACCTATATTCCCAATACTTTTCCCCAATAATTATAATATTCTCTAGCCTCCTTAGTTCTGTCTACAATGGCTCTATCCTTATATCCCTCATTTTGCAATTTAACTTTCCAGGATATTTCCCCAAAACATCTGACAGCAGTATAAAATCTCCTACAAGTTCTTTTGTCTACTCCAGTTTCTTTCATAATAAAATTAAAAATTTTATCTGCAAGAGTACGATTAATTCCAGTGTTGTTATAACAACTATATAAGTAATCGTGGATAACTGCTGCTTTAATATATTTGCCATAAGGATTATATAGCCACTGTAAAGATTTAGGTACAGAAGCCCCATCAGTGATGAAGCCTCTAAATACCTTAATATCATAGCCATTGATAGAGTAAACATAATCTTGCATTAAAATTGCTTTCCCATTTGAAATTGGATCCAGGATTAATTTACTTTTCTCCATCTTCCTCATTTCCTTTTATATCTACCTTAGAGCCTTTTCCAAATGTATTTGATATTCTTTGTAATGTTCTTTCTATTGCATCTATAATGCTTTTTTTGCTTATTACAGGAACTATTACTAATCTTACATACCAAGGCATTAAAGTTATAGCATTTTGGATGTAAGCAATTGCTGCCACTAATTTTTTTTGACCTTCTCCTGAATTAAAAGACTGTTCTGATAATCTTATTGCTTTTTCCACTGTATCTGCATATTTCTTTTTAGATATTACTATAACTATAATAAATCCCAAAGCTAATGCTATACCAATCCAACCTTGTTTTGTAATACTACCAATATAATTTTTTACTAATTCCATACTTTTACCTCCTAAAGTTTTTAAATTTTTATAATAACTGTCTGGCCAGACTGTTTATTATTTAAAAGCTACCTTATCTGCTCCTTTAATTTGCCAGTGTGGAGCATCCTTAAATGATTTCCAACAATTTCCACCCCATTCAATTCCATATTTTTCTAAAAGTCCTTTCTCTTTTGCAACATTATAAATATCTTGATAGTAGTGAAAATCTTTCCAACTTCCTTTGTAAACTATTTTTTCAACTTCTTTTTCTATTTCTTTTCCATTTTCCTTAACTTTTACCTTAACTTTTTCTTTTATAAGAACTCCAATATCTACGGCATATCCAAAACCATCAAACTTGATCTGATGATTAGATTTTTGTTTATACCCATCTACTTTTGTTACTTTTATTCCAGGTAATGTTCTACCTTTTTGATATTCTAAATTTTGCTCTGCTGCAGTTCTAACTCCTGCTGTAATATTAAAGTCCCAAGGGCTTACTAAGATTAATTCTTTAAAAAAATTAACCAGGTTTATATGGACACCATTTAATTTTTCTAAGCTTTTTTGTGATAAAACAAACATACTTATCAACTCCTTTATTTCTTTATATAAAAATTATTAAACCGACCTCGTAATTTGCCATTTAAAGCCATCAAAAAAAGGTAGCTATATAAAACTACCTTTAATTGATTTAACTCTTTAAATTAGCCTTTTGCTAGTGTATTATGTATTTCTTTTCTTTTAGCTTCAAATTCAGTTTTTGTCAATTCTTTTGGATTAACTTTTGTTTTAAAAAAGTGTTCAGTATCATAAACTGACTGAGTAAATGTTTTTCCATAACTAGCTAATATTAAAGATTGCTCTAAATCTAATTTTAATCCAAAATTATCTTCAAAATACCAAGTGATTGGTTTTTCTTTTCCATAAACAGTTTTTTCTGCTAACATAAAAGTTACATTTGAAACCAATAGAGTTATATCTTTATCTCTACACTTTTGCCTATGAACCTCATTTCCAACTTTATAATCAAAACCATAAGCTAATGATTTGGCCTTTAAATCATCTATTAGATTCATATAGTCCTGATATTCTCTTTCATTATCTAACAACCATAAACCTTTTTCTTTATTCCAACTTAAATACTTTGGATTTCCTTGTGGTTTTGGCACTGTTATAATTTTCTTATCTTTTATGATTTCTCCATCTTCCAATGTAACATCTATTCCAGCTCTTACCTTTTCTTCTCTTGTCATTTCTCTTAGTATGTCATCTTTATAGATGGGGTATTGATAAGATACATCAGTGATTATCACATCTGTCGTATATGCTGGAAAATATGAAAGAGGTGATTTTAAGACATCTTCTAAACTTTCTGCATAAACAGAAAAGATTAATTTTTCTTTTTTATAAAAATTTATTGTTTTCATATCAATTTCTCCTTTCAAAAAATTAGTATTTTAGGTTATCTGTTCCATCACAGATAGAGTTTTAAAATGTGTATAGATTGGAAAATCTATTCAAAACAGAAAAACTTTTTGATGGTTTAGCTGCAAATGTAGGACAAATTTTAATTAATAATCTCCCTTCTTGGGTAAACACTTTAAAAATACAATCTATCAACGATGATAATTACTATTTTCAAGATGTTTATATAAGTGTAGATACACTAAAAGAAAAAACAGTTTTTGTATCTATAGGAACATTAAATGATATAAGAAGTTATGGACTCTCTCTAAAAAATGGAGTCTTAAAAATAGAAAATGCTGGCAACTTGAATACAACTGCCGATAACAACTATATTAGAAAAATATATGGATTAAGTTACTAAGTTTCAATAATATTAATCTAGCAATATACAATTTACTATAATATCGTTCTCAGGTTTATCTAAGTAATTTATAATATATTGCGGGTGAGTATGGGGGGCTTTTGTTGTCAAAGCTCTAACATATATAGTATCAGTATTATCTAAAACATACGAGCAAGTTATTCTTGAAGTGCTTTGCGGATAAAAAGAAAATCCACAGTTTTCTGAAACATTTTTTTCACTGTTTGGGAATATTCCTATCGCATAAGAATTATTTCCTGTGGACCCTGTTGCAATAACTAAAATATTGCGATTTTTAGGAATTCTTACTCCTAATCTATCAGCTGTTAATGTTGCACCAACATCATTTTTTTGAAATACAATACTTTTATTATATTTAATTACATATTGTAAATGTTTGTTTAGATTTTCCAATCTATCCAAAAGGCTATTGTTGTCAAGTGGAATAAAATTAGCAACATTTGCTGACACATCACTATTTTGATTTAAACACTTGTACATTTTACGAGTGTTTCTGTCATAGTAAATATAATTTATATCTTTTACTCCTGGTTCTTGAATATCTCCACCATATCCGACACAGCCAGCAAGTCTTGCCAGCATCATTCCTTCTAGTGCCTTGCCTTCTTCTGTTCCAAATTGTACTATCCCTTTTTTGTCTTTCGTTGCTCCTTCTTGTACTTTTGCTAATCCCTCACTTAATTTTTTTGTTTCTTTATCAATTAATTCTGAGTTTTGATTGAACTGTTCCACATTGTAATACTCATTTCCCTCAGGTTTTACTAATCTTAAATATTCTGTGTATTTAGCCATTTCTATCTCCTTTCATCATAAATGGATTGATGAGTTTTTGCTTTTAAATCATCATTTTTAAAATTACTAATTTCTATATGTTTGTGATACTTATCTACAACTGCACTATCTTCATATAATCTAGTGTCATAAATTTGTTTGTGGCTTTTTGCTTTTAAAGAATTATGTAATAAGTAAGCTACTTGATTATGTGTGTTGTATCTAAATTCAATACTAAAATTTAAATGCGCTGGTTTATTAATATGAATAAAGTTTTTAAAGTTATCCAAGTTAGATGGTATTCCGACTACTGATGTAAATTTTATTATGAAAGAATAATCATTGTAATTCTCAATAACTTCAATTTCTCCATTTGTGAATATCTTAGCTTGCTCCTTCAATACATGAGGTGTAAAGATATTCTTCGATAGTAAAGTATAGATAATTCTGTCTTTTCTATCTTGTAAACTCCATCCGTTTTTATAATCTAACTCCATAAATCTCTCATAGTTAGCCACTTGTTGCTCATTAAAAAAAGCTATGAATAATAGCTTTTTGTATTTCTGTATATCATTTTTAGCATATTCACAGATTAAATCTAATGTTCTGATTAAATCTTTTTGTAAATTATTTCTAGCTATTTTTGAAACTTTCTTAATTAATCTATTGCTCATTTATAATCACTGTCCCAACTATTAATATTTCATCTTCTGCGATTTCTATATTAGAGTTAGAGTTATTTACTTTTACAAAGTTATCATTTATTCCCTCTATTTCTAAAATAGCTTTCTCTAAACGATTAATAGATAATATTGTTTTATTAGATTTTTCAAATGCAGCACTTCCAGTTTTTATAACAGCTTTTAATAAAGATTCAATCTTTTCTTTTACATCCGATAAAGCATATCCTGATTTTAAGATAGTGTTAACCTCTATGTTTATAGTCTTAACTCTAAAACTTTCTACAGTTACATCAGCTCCAACTGGTCTACCATCATCATTTTGTATTCTTTCTCTAACTTTTTGAATTAAGCTAGAATCTGCTATATCATTATTATAGTTGGCAATCAAAACTTTTACAGTTCCATTTCCATTCCATAAAGGTTTTACTAACACTTTTCCAACTCCATCAACTTGTTTAGCCCATTGCTCATAATCATATATATTTCCACTATGAGCAGGTCTTGTTGCCTTTTCTTTTGCTCTTGCTACAAGTACAGAATTAGGTTCTTTATCATAACCATTTATAATTTCTTTTTCATTTATAACTGAATAAATATTGCTATTTTGAATTTCAAAAGTTGTAATTTCTCCTATTGCAGCATTACCTATTTTTCCTTCAGATAAACATTCTATTTCTATTTCAGCAACTCCTGATGTACTTAGATATTCTTTTCTTAAAGATTTATATTTTATACCATCTCTATTAAGAAATATTGTATTTTCTTCTATTACAGAGTTAGCTTTTCCTGTTACTTTAACAGTTCCTTTTGCCTTAGTTCCTGATCTTCTTTTTACTCCAAACATCAGAGCATGTTTATCAATGTATTCATCTTCTGTAGCTGTATCTATGAATGTTTGTTTCTCCCAGAATTCTAACTCTTTGTAAACTTCTTCAGCTGTTATTCCAAAAGTGGCTGCAATGTCAAAGTTATAAGTCCCTTCCATTTTTGAAAGTGGATTTTTAAGATTGTCTAAGAAATTATTTCTTAATTCTATTTTATCTTTCATTTACACCTCCATCTCTAGCTCTCCATATATAGTTCTTACATTAAAGGTTATCTGTGGAACATATTCTTCTTCATTAGAAATTTCAAAATTATAACATTCTAAAATATATGGGTTTACTAACAATGTATCTCTTATTTGATTAATCATTAAAGCATTTTTTACAGATTTTTGATATATAGTACCAATGTTAGTTTCTAACTCACTTCCATAGTCATCACTATGTACATCAGTATATCTAAATCTTTCAGTCTTTAATGCCTTAAATATCCATACTTTCAAAGCCTCATTTTTCTCTAAAACTTTAATATCATTTTCATCTTTTATATATTCTCCAGTTTTAAAGTCTATGGCATATTCTTTAAAAATTGGCATTTCTTCAGCTTCTATTTCTGTTTTTTCTAAAAAAATATTAAAATCTTTTTCCACTTTACACTCCCTCTATTGCTCCACTAGGCATTTTAACTATCTTAGTAACAACTACGTAATGTACACCCAGAACAAGAACAAGTACTTCATCACCTTTTTGTAATGTATCCTCGAACCAAATATCTTTATGTGATTTATAAGTACCGCTACCTTCATATTTACCTTTTCCAGTTAGTTTTGGTATCCCGTGACCTTTTGTATCTGTGGTTGTATTATCATAATCATAACTAGATACATTAATTTTAATTTTATCTATAACACCATCTATTATATAATCTCTATGATAATGAGGTAAAAGGTAATTACTACAATATATTTGCTCACTTGGGATAACTTGTCCATCAAATTCAATAGTTATATTTGGTGGTGGAGTAACAACAGAGGCTTTTATAATAGAAGTCCCTTTTGTTGCTTGTGAAATCATTTCTCCTACTAAAATTCCTAAATCACTCATTTCTTTTTATCCCACCCTTCAGGAAATAACTCATCTATTTTGTCTTTTTTCTTTGCCTTTTTACCTTTTTTCTTTTTGTTTTTCTTAGCTTTTTCTTTATTTTCAAATTGCACTTTATCCATAACATTTTCAAAGGCTAACTCAATATTACAGAAATATGTTTCACCCTCAAAAATATGCATATCGGATTTAACTAAGAAACTTCCAATCAGTCCAGTATGAGGCTCTTGTATTCCAATGTTATAACCTGCTTGAATTAAGATATTTCCTAAGCAATATATCCTTGCACTTTTCTCTACACTTTTTAGCATATCTTTAGCATTCGATATATTATCCACATCTTTTTCATATTGCATAACTTGTTGGAATAGTCCAAATTTCTTTTTATCTTCTGCATTTTCTACTTTATTAAGTATCTGTTGCTTTTCATTTTCTACTTTATAGATAACAATTTGATTTATCATATTTTCTATACTTTCTTCATATGAAGAAGTAGAAATGTTGTCCGCACTTGTCAAAAGAACATCTGTATAAGTTCCTTGCTCAACTATATCTATTGCTTGTTCGTTACTTATAATCGAATAAATCTTTTTGTTTTTTCTATGTTGAATAGTGTAAGCATTTAATATAATTTCGTAGCCAGTTCTATCAATAGCTGGATAAGTACAAGTAACCTCATCTTTTGGAATTTTACCTGTTTTTAGATTAAGTTCTCCACAAATTTCTTTTAATATTTCACTTGGCTTTTTTCTAAAAAAGTTCTTAACAAAGTTATTTTTATTCAGATAAATAGAATTGTCATAAGCATAAAAACTTTTTATTTCAGTTTCGCCTTTTCTCGAATGTTGGAAAACTTTTCCAAAAAATAACTTTTCATCTTCATAAGAAAATATAATTTCATCTCCAATATTTGTTATAATATCTCCTAGATACTCAACTTCTAATTTTCTTGCAGTTCCGTGAATTGCCCCACTCCATATAACCCTAGTAAATATATTTTTAAACTCTTTTCCATTTACATATATTTTTAATTTCTCCATATATTTACCTCTCTAATAGTCCTCTTGCTACATCACTCAAAGTTTTATTTTTCTTTATTTCTACAAGAGTTATCTCCACATCTATATCTCCAGTTCTTTCAGTAACTGAAAAATACAAAGTTTGGATATAACATTTAAAGAAAATGTTAAATTCTGGAATAATTAAAGTTAATTTTTCCTTATCATTCTTTAACTTTTTTAAGGTTTCCATAGAGTTAGTAGGAGCAGTTGATAAAACAAAATTAAAAAAAGGAGATTTCATACTTGGTAAAAAAGTAGAAAAACTAATCTTTTCGGCTTTTCTATTTCCAATTAATGTTTTTTCTCCTAAGTCAATTATTTTTATAGTTTGTAAATCCTGGTCGCTCTCTATCCTTAAATCTAATGGTGGAACTACAAAGAAAAAAGGAGTATTAGTGCTATCTTTAACCAGGACAAATGTTGGTCTCATAACATCATCTCCTTATTTGGTTATTTGTACATAGTTTTTCAACTCTGCAATTATTTTTTGTTTAGACATTTCAGCAGTTTTTTCTACATCAGCTTCATTTCTTATTGTTACTCCACCCATATTGACATTTACTTGTGGAGAGAATGTAGTTGATAACGGAGATACAGGAGCTTTAAGTCCTAATTTATCACTGACTTTTTCTAAATCTGTTTTTTGTTTTTCTAGTAAAGGTTTTCCTATCAGAATAGGTTTGTTTAAAGATTCAACAGTTTTATTTTTTTGAATTGTTTGCTCTTTAGATAATTCCTCTGGAGTTAATTTAGCAATTCTTCTTCTTTCTTTAAAATCTTCTTCTGTTTCTTTCATCAACTGCTCTATTCCTTTTCCAGAATTTTTGTTATTTCTTAGTTTCTCTTTTAACATATTTTGTTTTATATACATTATATTTTCATCAGTATCTGTTTTACTGTTTCTCAAGTCCATTGTTTCTATGTCTTTTTCTGCTTGTGCATTAGCTTCATCCCAAGTATAGCCTTTTGCTTGATACTCTTTTCTTAAGTCCCATTTATTTTTAGTTCTTCCTATTTTTTCTCCAGCCCAATCTCCAACAAATTTACCTGCCTTATATGCTAAATATCCTCCTGCTATATATTTCCCAGCACCAGGAAAAATATTTTCTGCCATAGCTGCTACTTTTAATGCGGCAAAACCTTTTATAGCTTCTGCTGTAAGAGCAAATATTCTATTAAAATAAGCTTCAACATTTTCTGTGTTAAAAGTACCTTTAGAATTTAACTCTGCCATTTTATCTGTAAATTTATTTATAAAATCCACTGCTGTTGGTGCTAAACCTTCTCCAATAGATATTTTTAAATCTTCAACTGCACTTCTAAATTGAGCCATCTTATCTTTTGTATTACCACTCATCTCTTCTGCAAATTTATCTGTGGCTCCTGCTGCATTCAGTATAGCTTTCTCTGCTTTTTCTATTCCTTCTTTTGAAGTTCCTAACAGATTATTCATTACTTTTAAACCTTCTGTTCCTGCAATTGTAGCTAAGAAATAGTTTCTTTGTTCTTCTGACATTAAAGCAAGTTTAGGTTTTAATTCTTCTATAATTTTTCTTAATCCTTTAAATTTTCCATTATTATCATAAAGAGTTACACCAACTTTTTTCAAAGCCTTATCCATGTCAGGAGTAGTTTTTGAAAGTCTTGCATAAATTGCAGCTAGGTTTCTTCCTGCAATAGAACCTTTAAGCCCACTGTCTGCTAGTAACCCTAAAATGATATTTGTTTCTTCTAAACTTTCAAAGTTTTTTGAAGTAGATGCGACATACTTATAAGCTTCTCCTAATTGTGCTATACTTGTATTTGTGTTGTTAGCTGTTGCAGCCATAACATCCATAAATCTATCAGCATCTTGCAATGTCAATCCAAAAGCACTTATGTTATCAGTAAGAAGATCCGATGTACTAGCTAAATCTTCTCCAGAAGCAATAGAAAGTTTTAAAAGTTTAGGGGTTAATTCCAATACTTCATTAGTTTTCATACCAGCCATAGCTTGATACATTTGAGCTTGTGCAACTTCTTGAGCTGTAAATCTTGTACTTCTTCCCAGTTCTCTTGTTTGAGCCATTAGCATATTTTCTTCAGCTGCTGTTGCTCCCATAATAGCTTTATTTCTTCTAACTTGGTCCTCTAAATCTGCAAAAGCTGTTAAAGAACTACCAGCAATAGCACCTATTCCTGCAAGTCCTCCAATAGTTACTGCTCCAAATTTATTAAGTCCACTATTAACTTTTTCCCAGTTCATAGATTTAGCTTTTTGGTATAGTCCTGCAAGCCCTTTTTCTGCTTTAGATATTACAGATGTAAATTTATCTTTTAGCTCTAATCTAGCACTTAATACATGCTCCAAATTCTCACCTCCAAATAAAAAAGAGGAGCTTTTATACCCCTCTTAGATAAAATCTTATTATTCTACTTCTTTTATAGTAACTCCTTCTAATACATATCTTATAATAGCCACAAGAGAATAAACTATGCCAAATATATAAGATAGTATAGGAACTATACCAAACAAAAATATCGTATCCGCCATAAGTACCCCTTCAAGAAATCCTACTAAAAAAGAAATTATAATATTGAATACTATTGAAGCTAACAAACATTGCCCAGCCAATAACAAACAATCAAAAAACTTGTAATCAAACTCAAACTTATACTTTTTCATAAACCTTTCCTCCTAAAATGAATTTAATATTTATTATTATATCATTATTCTTTTAAAAGATACATATAAAATAAATCTTTTTCAGAAAGTTTCCTAAGTTCTTCTAATGTATGCCCTCTATTCAAGTAATGAGCGACTGTACTTAATTTCCAGTCGCTCTCAATTAGTTTTTTGTTTCTTCAGCTAAGCTAACTAAATCTCTATCCCCATAACCAGAAGCTATTAAGATAAAATCTGCTAGTTTATAAATAGTAGGGTCTTTTAAAACTTTTGCTACAACTTGAGTTGGTTTAGATCTATATCCTAGTTTATCTATTAGTTTATCATCTCTAAAAATAGGACAAGAATTATAGATAACTTCTAAATCCTTATCTTTCTCTTTAGATAAGATTAAATCTAAATAATCTTCTTTATTTAGCAACTCACACTCAATTTCTCCATTAAGTTCTTTTACATAGATTTTTACTTTTTTTCTTTCCTCATTATTTATCCTTTTACTATTTTCAAGTAGCATTTCTGCAGTAACTAACATCTAAGCCTCCTATTTTATATCATTTTCATATTTTAGATCATCTGGTGTAAAACCAAACGGATATTCTTCTTCAACAACTTCTCCTTTTGTAATGTTGATTAAATCTATAGAATTAAACCAAACATTATCCAAAGAGATTCTTTCTTCTTGTTTTCCTGGTGTATCTGGGTCTGCTAGATTAGTCACTATTCTAACTCTAACATCTCTACCCTTTACTAATTTCTGAAGTATCTTTTTACCTCTTGAATATACTTTTTCAAGAGTAACACTTCCTTCGCCTTTTAGAGCCACTATCTTACTATCAACAGATAACCCTAATTGTACATCTTTTCTGTCAGCTGTTACTTTTGCATTTACTTTTGTAAATTCTGCTATTTTTTCATTGTCTATCCACAGAGTACCATGAGCACCAGCAATGGTATGATAGCCTCTTATATTTGTATCTGCCATTTTTACCTCCTATTACATTTTTATAACCAAACTAAGATTTGCCATAGTATCAGCAAATCTAACATCACCAGTTAAAAACACATCATCACCAGATGGGTATTTTAAGATTTCCATTTCTGTCATTTCTTCTGGGTCTTTTCCATCTAAAACAATTAATCTCTTTTGTGCTTCTAAGTCTATTTCAACCTTATTGTCATAGTCTCCACTTAATACATTTGGAGCCATTTCTTTAAAATATACTTTTGTAACATTAGAGCAGAAATTCATTTTGTTATTATAGTCATTTATGTAAATTCCTAACCAATAATTTTTAAATGTATCTCTTATGTCATCAGTTATAAAGCACATTCCCTCAACTATTTTGATTTTTCTTGTGTCTTTTTTCCAAGTGCTATCAAAAGTAGTTTTTGAGTTTACTCCATAATTAACTCTGACTTTTTCATCATCATTGTATAAAGAGAATTTACCAAGTTTTGGCTCAAAGTAATCCACTTCAGTTAAGTCACTCATTACAAAGTTATCGGCGGATCTATTCAAAGGCATTCCAGCTATAAGTCCTGCTATTGCAGCAGTATATTCTTGTGCTGTAAATTCTCCATATATAGATTTATAAGTTTTGTTTCCTAGTTCTACTATTGCGACATGGTCTGTATTATTAGCAAAACTAGAAACATATTTAACAGTTTTTCCTATTGCCCCATCATTTCCAAATACTTGTTTAGTCCAAGTTACAAGTTTTTGGTCATCTGTTTCTTCAGCTTCAGGATAAGCTAACCAGTGCATTTTTCTTTCTTTAAATTCTCCTAGAACATCATCTAAATTTTCTCCAGTTGCCAATGCTCTAATTAAAACTTTTTTAGCTCCATAATGCATTGCTAATTTAATGTACTTTAAATTCTTAGTTTCCCACTCATCATCTTTTAAATCAGCTATTGTTTTTAAAATATTCCATTTTGTAGTTTTCTTAGTATCTTTTAATATCAAGCAAACTATACCTCTTTCACTTCTTTGTATAGCAGTTGTTGCAAGAGTTCTAAACTCTATATTAATGTTTGGACTAGCTTTTATTTGCCCTACTTCATTTCCCATTAATTGCTACCTCCTTCTTTAAATCTTAATTCTAAGTCATTCATTAACTCATAATCATAAGGTTTTCCATATAAATCATATAGACTTAAAGTAAACACATAATGACCAACTCTATCCACAATTTTTATATCTGTATTTCTTAGTGTCAGGAATCTATCTAGTACATGTAAAACCTTTTTTCCTTCTATTTCCAGAGCATTATCTAAGTTTTCTAAATTCTCTAATATCTCTGCATTAGTAAGCTTCCCATTAGTTTTTGGAAAATAGATAACATCAATATCTATAGTTTTTAATTCTCTATATTCAGAATTAAATTCTTTTTTATAACTAACTAAATCTATATAAAAGCAAGGCTTTTTGACATTATCTATATCTTCACTATATGGATTTACTTTTAACTTTTCTGAAATAATCTTATTTAATGCATTTCTTATATCTGCCAATTTCATTTCTTTATCAATCCTCCATAAAAATTTTTTAAATCTTTATAGAATTTAATTTGCCTCATAGCTACAGCTGTTCTAAGCATAAATCTACCTCTGACAAATTTAGTTTTGTTTCTTCCTGTTCTATGACCATATTCAACATGGTGTGCATATGATGTCATAGAAAAAACAATTTGAGAGAATGCTTTTCCAGTTAATCTTTTTCCATTTTCTCTTTGCCAACTATTCTTTAAAGTTCCAGTATCAACTGGTGTTAATTCCTTAACATCTTTTTTTAACTCCTCTGCTTGTAGCATTAAAAATTTTTCAGTAGATTTTGGAGCTTGTGTTTTTATTTCATCAAGAATTTTATCAAACTCTTTAAACCCTTTAAGCTCCATAGTCTACCTCATTTTCAGACACTTCTATTAAAGCTATTTCCTTATGTTTTATGATGTTATAAGCTAAAGGTTTAGATGCTTTAAAAATATAAAGTTCTCCATCTGCTTTCCTTGTAACTTTTAGTAAGTCATTTTGCTTTATATCTACATCTAAACCTACAAAGAGTTTATATTCTTGTAAACTGCTATTAACAGGTCCTAGCGAAACACCTCTTAATAACTTCTGTGAAAGTCTGCAAGGAATATCTTTTAATATTTCTCTTAATTCTTCAAAAGCTCCACCATATTCATCAGTAATAGTAACAGACCTAACAACAGTAACTCTATCAGTATGTAATTTTTCTAAAATACTCATACTGTACCAATCTTTCGGAATCTAAATAATTGACTCTTTAAAGATAAAAACATTTCATTAGTAGTGTTATTAGATGTGTCATATTCTATTGTTGTATCTCCCTCTGTAACTTTAGAAATATTTCCTTGCAAATTTGTTTCTTGAATAGTTTTTAATGCTAAATGCTCAGCAACTGGTTCTATAAGTTCAACTGGAAAATCATCTCTATTCATAAAATTTAAAGCTTTTCTAACTAAAACGGTTACTCGAATTTTCAAAATAGCCTCGTTGCTAATAGTTGTTAATTCTTTAACTTTTTCAATTATTTTGTTGTAAATTTCTTCCATGTCTAACCTCCTAATAGGATAAAAGCAGGAGTTTTTTATTCTCCTGCCTCAGTCACAAGGTTATTATTTCTTAATATTTCTATTTCTGTTTCATCAGATGTTGAGTAAACTCCATCTTTGAATTGAATAGAAGTTCCAGCTATGATTAAGTTTTTATAACTAGAATGAAAAGTTGTTTCTTTTTTTTCTTCTATTATCTCATTTACCCCATTTAATTCTTCAATTACTTCTTCATTTTGCTTTTTGTTATCTTTTGCCATTACAACCTCCTATTATATTTTTACATTTTTAACATGTACTTGAAATGGTAATTTAGTTATTTGATGTGCATATTCTCCATGTAAGAAATAATTATCAGATAAATTAGTTTTAGCTCCTACTTCTTCTTTTATTGGATATAATTGCTTTAAGCTAACTTCATTTAAATTAATTAATAAGAATTCGTTAGCGGCTAAAGATGGAGCAGGGAACACAGATACAACTCCTGCATTTGTAACTATTTCAGTAATTACAGTTCCTGTTACTTTTTCTTTTACATCTGCCCTAACAATATCTTTATTCAGTTTATTAATTTGAATAGCTATATCCCAAGGTACACACACAAAATATTTTCCCGCTTTTAAATCTGCTGCTCCTGGATTTCCTTTATTAACTATTGCTTTTACTGCTGTTGTCAATAAATCAACTGAAAAAGGTTGATTTCCAGCATCTAAAACTATTCCATGTTCTTTAATTAAAGATTTAATACCTCCAGAAATTCTTAATTTACCATTTACATACTTAACTCCATTTAAAAGTTTATTTTCCATAATTCCTAACATTTCATCTTTTTTCTTTTGAGATTCTAATTCTCTTACAGAAAGCCCACTTTGTCCATGTGGGTTTAAATGTTTAGCAGTTTCAGTTACTTCATATTCTTCATATATGATTCCTGTGTTATTTGTGATATGCACAGGTAATCTAACAGAAGACTTTTTAAGTTCTCCACCTTCTTCCATTTCTATTCCTAAACTTTGAACTATTGTATTTGCTGCTATATTTCCAGCAGTAGAAGTTGTTCCTGCATATTCTCTTACAACGTCTGCTTTATTATCTGTTTTTACTTTAGTAACTTTAACTATTTCATCTCCAATTGATAGTAAAGCATCTTGAACTAAAATATCTTCATCTACTACTTGAATTTCAGTTGCTCCAGCATTTAAAGCAACTTTTAAACTAGATGTTACTTTTCTTTCATAGTGGTCTATCCATTCAATAGTTGTAGATGTTGTTTTATCTACTCTTCCACCTCTCAAAATATGAGATATAATAGGAGAATTATTAGGGTTTACTAATTGTAATTCTTCTAAAATATCATTTGAAATAAATTGATTTCCTGAATGTAATTTGTTATCTATTTTTGCCATTATTCATTACCTCCTGCATTTTCTGCTTCAAATTCTTGTTTTGCTTTTACATAATTAGCTCTGTCTATATCAGAACCACTTTCAAAAGCCTTTTTTCTTAATTCTTCTAATTGAGCTTTTTTATCAGCTCCACCATTACTCCCACCATTCATTGCTCCAGGTACTCCACTAGCACCAAGAGATTTTACATATTCTCCCATAACCTCAGAGAATCCTTTTACAGATGCCTCTATTTCTTCTTCTGTAACTCCACTAATTCTATCTAAGAATTTTTCTGGCATTTTATATTTTGTAAGAGTTGCTTTTTTGATTTCATCTGTCTTAATCTTTGTAAGCTCAGCATTCTTTGCATCTAAATCTTTTTGAATTTTATCAATTTCTTTTTTGTGCTTTTCTTCTGCAGTAAGATTAGCATTTTTAATTCTTTCCTCATAATCTTCAATAGATTCATTATGTTTTCTTTCAAGCTCTTTTTTTTCTTTTTCAAAGTCTGCTTTCATTCTTGCAAATCTTTTGTTAATCATTTCATCTACTTCTTCTTGAGTAAATGTTTTTGGTTCTCCTGATTCTGCAAATTGTTGAATATTAAGTTTAAAATTTTTCATTTTATCCTCCTGTTTAAAGTCCTGTTTGACTATATTTTATCCAGGTGTTTTATGTCCTCCAGTACGACAATATTTATCTCTATACCTCCTTTCTTTGCAATGAAAAAGAGAAGTATAAAAACTCCTCCTGGTTTTAATTATTTTCTTTTAAATATTAATCTTTAATATTATATCTTTCTTTAATAATTTTTAAGTTTTTTTGGTACCACTTATCATCAAATAATCCTGATTTCATCATCTCATTTAAACCATTAAGTTCATTTTCATAAGTTGTATTTTCGTGTCCAACTGTTATTCCAGGGTCTGTATCATTCCATCTCGAATCTTTAAATAATTTTTTTTTATTACTCATTTAATTCCTCCATTTTAAGATAATGTTTCCCCTTATAAAATTCATATCTAACAATTTTAAATTTTTTATTTCTTTCAAATAAAATTTCTTGTTCGCCCTCATTGAATTTTCTAATATCCCTACCTGTTTTTGATATAATTTTAATTTGTACCTCTCCATTAGAATTATAAGTATCACCAACAGTTGTTGAAGTATAAGCTTTATATGTTTTTATATCACCTGTTTTATATGAATCTAAAAATTCTTGTAAAGCTTCTTTTCCTTGTAATTGAAAGCTTAAACTTCTAGTAACTTCTCCCTCATACACTGGCATTTTTTCAAGTGCTCTATCCAACACTTTAATCCATTCTTTTTGGTCTTGAGTTAATTCCGTTCCTTTTCTTAAAGGTTCATTTATTTTATATGAATCTGATCCAATATATCTCATTATAGCAGATTCTTCATCAGGAGTTAATTCTTTTTCTCCTATTTCTTCTCTACCTTGCTTAACTAAACTTTCATAATCAATAATCGGAATAGTTGTACTTCGGCATCTAGGATGCATTGGTGGATAATTAAGACCCACTGCAATTTTTTTTATTTCAAATACTTCTCCATGCAATTCAGAACAAATTTGACTTGTTCTACTATCCAAAGTAGCACTAAACTCATATTTTTCTATTCCAGCTTCTTTATATCCATCGAGTGTAGCTTGATTTAAAGTATAATTAACTTCTGTTCTTAGAAGCCTTTCAACATCATTTTTTTTAGCTGTTTCAAATCTTTCAGAAACTCTTTTATTCATAGTTTTAAGATTAATACCTTGTATCATTCCGTTAACTATTTCTTGCTTTACTGTTTGAGCTAGTTTATCAGTATTACTCCAAATCCTCTGAGAAAAATTAGCGCCACTCCAAGGCTTGTCTAAAACTGTTTTTATTTTTTCTGGACTAACTATAACGTTAATACCCAAGTCTTTTGTTACCTCTGTGTAAGTATCTCTATAAATCGATGACAAGGTATTTTTAGCCAATTCATCAACCTCTGTTGATACTTTTATAAGTTCCATATTGATTTGAGTTCTAAGACTATCTAAGTGGCTCATACGACTTCTAGTAGATAATGTTTCAATTTCTAAAAAAAGTTTTTTAGCTTCCAAAGGTGCAGTTTTTAAAAGTTTGTTATATTCTTTCATATAATCTTGTAAATCTTTTTTCCAAACTTTATATTCATCACCTTTTAAAAGTTTTAAAGCATCATAATAGCTTAAATTGTTATCTTTCATATAAGTTGTACCTATTCTACTAAGTTCTTTATTTATATTTTGCTTAGCCTTTTCAAGTGCAATCTTATATTCTTTTTCTACATCTTGTATTGTAGAAAATGCCTTAGATTCTCTTTTTACCTGTCTTTCTTCCCAGTAATCTTTATTCTTTTGAGCCATCAGCACCAACTCCTAATGGAGTATTCATGTCTTTTATCGCATTAATATCTTCTTCTGCTTTTATTTTTTCAAGTTCAACTTTTGCATCTTCTATAAAAGGCAAAATAGATAAGATAGTTTCATGTGATACTATTCCTTGTAATTTTTGAGCTGTATCTGCTGCTTCAACCAAATTCTTAGGAATATTTCTTGTAAAGACTTTTTGAATATCCTTTGGACTAATTTTTAAATTATAGAAATCTATCATAAGTTGCAATCTTTGATTAATAGACCGTTTGAAATACATTTCTTTTTGTGCTGCTAATTGTTCTAATGCTAATAATTTATAACCAAGTGCAACTCCTGAACTGTTCCCACTGAACTCTTTATCTTGCATGTCTGGTATCATAGAAAATTTATGAATATCTTGATTTAATCTATTTTTATTATTTTGAGCATAGCTATCATTGACTTGTTTAACAAGCCATTTAGCATCACCTTGTTCATTGATAAGCATAACCTTATTTTTATTCATTCTTTCTATTTCTTCATCAGAAGTTCCTCCCATATTAACCAAAACTAAGTATGCATCTGTAAAATCTTTCATATCATCAATAGCAGTTGAAGTTGCTTCATTATAGCCATCTATCAAAGAAATTACATTTTTAAAATCTCCATTAGCTCTTTTATTGTTTAAAAACTCAATAATTGGGACTTGGTTAAATCCGTGTAGTTTAGTTTCTCCTGTTACAGTTGGAACTTCTTTTTTATCACTATCAGATAGAAATTCATAAGTTGTAACACTTGTACTGTCATAAACTTCTAATGTATAAACCCATTTATCTTCTTTATTTTTGGTTTTATCCCATCTAACAGCTGCAGTTATTTCTTTTTTTACTGTGTTATCCCTCAAAATAAAACAATCTCTTGGGTCTACAACTACATTTCCAATAGTATTGTCTACATTTTTATACCAAAGTTCATAAGATTTTCCAAACACACTTAAATTAGATGCATGTTCAAAATTTTCTTGTTGTTCTTCTTCAGTAGCCAAATATTCTGATAATTTTTCAAAATCTTTTTTTAATTTATCGTCTTGTAAAGCATAAGCAATAGGCTTTCCTAGAAAATATGCTGTTGCAATGGTTGTTATGTATTCAGGATAATTATTAATTAACTTAGTATCTTTTTTCTTATCACTTCTATCTTTCTTGTTTAAAATATTGTGTTTTCCGCTATAATAATCTTCCATTTTTTGTAGTTCTGGTAATTCATTTTTTATAAAAGCTTCAAGTGCTTCTTTTAAATCTTCTACAGTCATTAATCCTCCTTCCTATCTTATTCCTAGGCTTTTTCTGTCTATTGTTCTTAACTCATTTCTATTTACCATCTTTTCAGCAACACCAGTTAAAGCATCTGGTCCATCATCATGCTTGTTTTTCCCTTCCTTTTGATAAGAAATAATATCCTTTGCAAATTCTGGCCATTTATTTTTCCAATCAACTGGCATATAGATATTTGCATTAACCCAAGCACTATTTGATAATATCCTTGCAATCTTATTTCCGCTTTGATGGAACCACTTAATAACTGTTTTATAATTTCCTTTATCTCTTGTTATTCTCTCAACATTTCTTGCAAATGCCCTACCTCCGTTATTGCTTTCTATATCTGCAATATTTACATTAAATTTCTTATATGCTTCTGCAACCATAGGCTCTGTTATTTCCATAGCTTCTTTGGTATAAATAACATCTAAAATATATGCACTATCCTTGCAATCTGCATAAATAATATTGCATAAAAAGTCCTCTCCTGTGTCTGCTGTATCGCAGTAAGAGGATATTTTAATAACTTTTTCTTTTGGTAAATCTACATAAGTTTTAAACTCACTATATAATCTACCCTTGATGTCTATTGGTTCTTGCTGGTAGTTGGCTGAAGCTATTTCTGGTCCCATAGCTTTAGCTTTTGATAAATAAGATTTATAACTTAATATTTCATCACAAAGCATAGTACCCTTATCATCTTGAACTGCTTTCATTTTAATGTGTTTAATCTTTTTACCTTCTGCTTTATAATGTTCTATTGCTCTACCAGCTAGGTCACCACTAACCCAACGAGTCATTATAATTACTATTTTTCCACCTTCTTCAAGTCTTGAAAGCATTGTTTGTGAATACCATTCCCAATGTTTATCTAAAACATTAGCATTGTAAGCTTCTTCTGCATTTTTGATTAAGTCATCTATAATCATCAAACTACACCCAAACCCTGTAGCAGTTCCACCAGGTGCAGTTGCTAGATAGTTATTATATCCACCTTCTAAACTCCAAAGGTTCATAGCACCATCACCTTGTTTAATAGTTACACCAGGAAATATATCTGAAAAAATTATTTTATCTTTATCAGCTTTTACTTCTTGTATAGTATTTCTAACATTCTTTGAAAAAGTAGTTGATAAAGTTTCATTATAACTTCCTGTCATAATTTTTGCATTTATATCTCTACCAAGTAACCACTCTACTAAATTTCCTACTGTTCTTGACTTTCCATGTCTAGGTGGAAGATTTAAAATAAGAACTTCATCTTCACTTGTTAGAAAGTTTTGTAAATCATTGCATAAATCAACTAAAAATTTTCTCTCATATTTATAGAAGTTAGGGGCTTTTAAATAACAATAAAAAAAGAACTCACGTCTTGCAAGCTCTATTTTTGCTCTTCTTATTGCTTCTTTATTTATCTCCACCAAATATCACCTTTTTTAGTTCTTCTGTGGATAGCCCTTTAAATGGATCCTCTGTTTTTAGTTCTCCTTTAACTTCTAGCTTTTCAGTAAACATTCCTAAATGTCTACCTAGCATTTCTAATGCTTTTTCTTTATTGTAAAATGTTACTTCTATTCCGTGTTTAGTTTCTTTAACTCCTGATATACAAGCCTTTTGTTCAGGAGTTAACTCATCAAAATTTTTAATTATAACTCTATTATTATTAAGATTAACTATTCCTGTTCTATCTGTAAAAGCTAGATTAGCAATCTCTTTTAATACTCTATCTTGTGTTATTTCAGTTCTTTTTTCTCTTTCTTTCATTGCTGCTTGTATTTTTTCTTGTATCTTAACATTTCTTAACAATCTATTAGCCATAACTGCTGCACTGTTTTCATCTTTAACTTTATATCCTGCTCGGATATAAGCTTGTGTGCCATTCAAGTCTTTTAAATATTCTTTTACAAATAAATCTTGTTTAGTCAATCTTTTTCACCTCCAGTTATTATAATTAAAAAAACTCCCACATAGGAACGTATCCCGTACATTTAAGTACTGTGAGAGTATTGACATTGTTGTTTTAAAGAGGGGGCATATTGGATTTGCACCAATAACCTTCAGACCATTGACTGTGCTCTACTCATTGAGCTAATGCCCCGCGCATGGCAAGACTTTTTTAGAGTAGAGTCTCAAACTACTACCACAATTTTTAAAGAGGAATCTTTAAACTTTGCTACATGCTACCATATTAACACATTAAAACTAACATAACAATAACGCATTTTTAACAGCTTTTTAACAAGGTTTTAACAAAGTAATATTAAAACTCTATTAATCTCTGTGTTTTAAAGTGTATTTCTAGAGTACTTAAGATATTATTTCTCATTCTATATGTACTCATTAAAGAAACTCCAAGTTTCTCAGCTATTTCCTCATAAGTCATTTTGTCAAAATATTTCATTTGTATGAATGGATAATCTTTGTTATCCTTAACCATGTTCAAGCACTCATCTATTCTGAATATTATTTCTTTATAACGACTTATGTTATTAGAAATTCTTTGTTTTAATTCTTCTATCTGTTCTACTTCACTTTTATAATCATAGCTGTTCCCACCCTGTCCACTAGGTCCACATGATTTTTTTATTTGTGGATTTTTTAAACTTTCTATTTCTACTTCTATTCTTTTCTGATACTTTGGATAGTTTCTTAATATTTCTTCCATCTTTCTAAAAATTATCTTCTGTTCTTTTGTTGCCATTTTTACTCCTTCACTTTAATAATTTTTGTATCTCCAAGTTTTGTACTTTCAAACTCATCTTCATTAATTTCAATTTCCTTTGTTTTAACTTCTATCCACTCAACTTTTAAATAATATTTTTTAGGAACATATTCAGTCCTTATAACAGGCATCATACTTTTCCCAAAAAATTGATAAGTTGTATAAACTGTAAAAAAGTAATAATAAATGCACATAAAAATGCTATCAATAACGGTGCAATTAGTATTAATAAAACAATTTCTTTAAATTCCATTATCTCACTTCCTCATATAATTTTTTAAATTCATCTTCATCAAAAACTCTATATTCAGAATATTCATCTTTTACTACATACTTTCCAAAATATACTTCTTCAGTAGTTTCTCCATATTTGTCATAAGTTTCAAAAAAAACATATCCATCTTCTAAAACTCTTTTTATTGCTTTTTCTTCATCTTCACGCCACGGGCAATAATAACGGGATACACCCAAGAATTTTATTACTTCAATTATATTGTCTTCTCTTAATTGTATTGCTTCTATTTCCACGGGTTTTTTAACATATTTCTTAATCATTATCGCGCTCCTTTATAAACACCAACCAATGTGTTTTTGCTCTCTTATTTCCAAAAAGAGGTTTAACATCAGTTAGTTTTAATATTTCATTAAGTTTAATCTGTGCCTCATTCCACTTGAATATTAGAACTCCATAATTTTCAAGAACTCTAAAACATTCTTTAAAACCTTGTTTTATCTGCTCTTTCCAATTATTCCCTAGATGGCCATACTTTTTAGCCAACCAGCTTTTCTCTCCAACTCTCTGTAAATGTGGAGGGTCAAAAACTACTAGCTTAAATGTTTCATCTGGAAAAGGGATATTTCTAAAATCTCCTATTATATCAGGCTTTATTATTAGTTTTCTTCCATCACATAACACATCTTCAAGTTCTCTATTATCCATATAAACTGTGTCATTTCTCTCTTTCTGAAACCAAAACATCTTACTTCCACAGCATACATCAAGAATTTTTTTAGTCATTATTTTCTCCAAAATGTTCATTGTATCTACTCTTAGTAGACTCTAATTTTCTTCTATAAAAAGTTATCATATGTTCATCATCTGTTTTTTCATACTCTTCTAAATAATTTTCCCAACGTTTCATTTCATCTTTTAGAGAGTTTTCAAAATTTTCTACGGAATCATATTCCTTAGTGTCATTTTCATCTCCGATAAATTCTCCTCCAACTCTATAAGTTGTAAAAGTATCTTCTTCTGTACAATCTCTGCAATATACTTCATTATCATTTGCTACTATAAATTCCTCATCTTTTTTAATTTCTTTACCACAATGCGAACAATATATTTTATTCATCTTCTTCCTCCCAATATGCTAATTCTTCTATATTCTCGTGATAACAGTTACAATTTTGACATTCAAAACCAATTACATTATCTTTCTCTACAACAAAATTTTTATTTCTTAAAATTATTCCTAATGAAATAGAACTATCTAAATATGCTTCAAAATCAGTTCCTCCACATTCTTTACACTTCCACATTTTCTCCTCCAATCTCTCCTGCTCTTACCTTAGCCCAGAACTCTTGCCATTCTTTACTATCTATAACTTTTTGTGCTTCTTCTCTTGTTTTAAAATAGTTGCCTAATTCATAATTTTTATTGTCAGATTCTTCATAAAAATCAAGGCATAAAATAATATAGCCATAAGAATTTAAAAAACAATATTCTTTATATTTTTCTGCTCTCCATTTCTTAGGTATTCCGTATTTTTCATTAACATAATCAACAAATTCTTTTATTTGTTTTATTTTTTCTTCACAGTAACAATTAATATTGTTATCTGAAAGATAAATATCATCATATATCCATATTATGCGTTGTTCTAAATCTGTTGGACTTTCTAAAAACTGACAATTATATTTTTCAACATCTTCTTTTAATAAACCATCTGCAAAAAAATCATCATTTAAATTTTTAATTCTAACTGCAATTTTATCAAATACTTCTTGATATTCTATCTCTAATACCTTTTCTTTTTCCATTACTTCCTCCTCACAAATCTATAAATTGGTAATTTCTCTGAATACAGTTTAATATGATTAAATTCCTCTGTACTTAATTCACTTGCCTTAAAGCTTAATATTTTCTTTAAGTTTTTTTTATAAAAAGCATCTAAGTTTTTTCTAGTAGCCATAGTTATTCCTCGTATTCTTTTATAAAGTCTCTTAAAGTTTCTAGTGCTAAAATATAATTTTCTTTAAAAACACAATGAAAAATATAATTCAACTGTTTCTTTTTATTAATATTTAAATCTTTGGCAATTTCATCCATAATATTTTCCCAATCAGTTCTAAATTCTTTGAATAATTCATTAGCTTCACCTATTTTATCTAAATAACTTTCTGAACGATTATAATTTTGAATAACCCATTCCAAATACTTAGCAGCTTTCTTATAGTCTTCTAATTTATTTTTCTTTTCTGCTCTAATTAAGTATTTAAGAATATTTCCTAAACAGAATGCAACAAAGTTTCTTAAGCCTAATACTCTTTTAATTATTTCTATACTTTCAACACCACAACCAAGTTTATAATGATTTGGATTATTTACATTGTCTATATTTTTATTTTCCATTTACTATCCTCCTAAACAAGCCTTTAACATCATATAAGCATCTGCAACATCATCACTATCTGCTACTTTTCCCGTAAACTCATTAAATTTATTTATCATAAATTCTTTTTGTTCTTTTCTCTCAAGAGGTAAATTATCAAATTTATTTTTCCAGAATACAGCTGGTACTAATAATAGATCTATATTTAATTTTCTTAAATTATATGTAAGCATTCCTCTTATCTCAGATAAAATAGAAATTATACTAGAATTCAATCCTAAATATGTATCTTCAACAATAACTAAATCTATTGCTGCACCTTTTATCTTTTTTGAAGTTTCTAATACTTTTACTATTTCATTAATAATCAAATATCCTCTTTCTCTAAAATCATCTAGTTCAACTTTTATTGTTTTCCACCTTACAATCTTCCCTTTATAAGAATAAGCAATACCAACTGATCTAGTAGCTAAATCTATACTTAACACATTTATTTGATTTATATTAGAAGGAATAGAAACTTGATTTTTAGGTTGCTTCACTAATCTATTTCTTTCTTTTAATTTAAGTTCAGTTTGAATTCTCTTCATTTTCTTTCTTTGAACTATATCTATGCAGGTTCCTTTTCTAATTTGATTGAGAGTAGCCATTTGAACATTCTTAGTTTTTATAAACTCAATATCATAGCAATGATTTGTTTTATTTTTAAATAAATATCTGAGTACATAAAATTCTTCATCTATCTTATTTTTAAATCTTTTATCCACTATCTCATTGACATCTATTTTTTTTCCCATATTTTTACTCCAATAAAATTAATTTTTCTTTTACTTCAACTTTATATAGATTCATTGGTTTAATTTCTATATGCTTCTCTATTAATTTTAATATTTCTTCAAATGGAAGTATTGGAGTTTCTTTGCTATCTACTTTAAAAATATAGTAAATATCTTGTGCTAAATCTTTTAAGATTTTTTCTGGAGTTTCCTCTTTAAAATTTTTTTCTATTATTTTTTTTAATTGAACTAAATCTTTCAAAGGTATAGTTTTAAAATCTTTTTTACAACCATAAACATTAGCAATAGCTTCTACTGTTTTTTCAAATCCCATTAATATTTTTTCTTTTTCAGGTAATTCTTTAATAAATTGTTCTAGCTTTTCAATATATTTAATAGTTGCTCTTCTCACATATTTACTTTCTCTTAACAGTACTTGTTTAGCTTGATTAAGAGTTAAAATAAATAAAGGATATTCTTTTCCTCTATCATTTTTATAAGTTGACTCCAAAATTTTTTGGAGTGAGATTTCTTCCTCAAATTCATCACGAATTATATCTAATAAGGTATCGTGACGTAATTCTACATAACTTTCTCTTTTAATTTCAGCCTCTGTTAATGTCCTATTTTCTTTTTTAATTTTATATTCTTCTTGTCTAAAAAGATTTATTTGCTCCAATAATTTTAAACTTGTCATCTCATTTTTATTTATTAATTCATTCATATATTTTTCTCCTTTTATTTATATAATGCTTCCTCATTTTTTCTATAAATCTTATATAAATTTCTTAAATACTCCTGCGCTTGTGGCTTTAAGTGTTCAAAATGCCATTTGTGTTTTTTTACTAAATTTAGTAATTCTTGAGAAGAATTTGCAGATAAACACATATACCAGAACTCTATTATTTGCATAATTTTCCTTTCTATATCAATATTTTATTTAATATATACTATATTAGTATAATTTCTTTATATATATAATTTAGGTTACCGTTCTAATTACCATAAATAGTGTTATAGAATTACTTTTTTAATAAAGTTACCGTTAGGTTACCGTTTTGGTTACCGTTCAACCTTGCATTTTATGGGAAAGGTTACCGAGTTACCCTATTTTTTGATTTTTTCTATATTATTTTAGGTATATAGTTAAATTTAATATATATACCTAAATATTTATCTGTCCTATGTTGATTTTTGCGGTAACTCGGTAACACTCTCCATTTTATCGTATATTCAGAGGTAACCTTTACAGTAACCAACAGTAACCTTTTTTACTTTACATTGGTATTATTAAAAAAAAGCAGTAACCTTAATCACTTTATTATTTTAAATTTAGCTATTTTATATGTTTTTGCTTCTCCTGTAAAACTGTCTTTAATCTTCTTAACTTCACTGTTTGAGATTATAAATTCTTCCTCTATAAGTTGCTTTCTTAAAGTTTTCATATCTAACAATTCAAGAGTAGAATTTGTTTTTCTTTTTTGTTCATCGATAGCTGTATAAAGAAGTTGAAATCTAGCCCAATGTTCATTAGGAGTTGATACATAAAAGCTTTCTAAATTTTCTATACCTGCATCTTCTACTAATTTTAAAAGTTCAATAAAATTATCAGTTGTTGTATATTCTTTTGAAAAATCTGTATTTAAGAATTGCACAAAATTAGTTATTATTTTCATATCTAACTTTAAAACTCTTGAGAGGACTTTTAAACCCTTTAACAAACAATTTAGGTTATATAGTTGCCTTTCATCTTTTACTTTATTTAAAATCGTACTGTCAGTAGCTATAACACCATTTTCAAGTCTATCCATTAAAGCAGTTTTACCAAGTTTTTCTAAAATGTCACTATTTTTAAGTTTCTTATAAATTTCAAAATCACCTTTATTCTTTTTGGTAAGACTTGTACTTATCATTCTATTTTGAATACTCACATCACTTAATTTTGTTTCTCCTGAAATAATAAGTGGAGTACACAGATGAAACTCAGCTAATTTATTTGTTGTATTTCCTTGATTTATAATCTTATTATCATAAACAGATCTAATAGTTGAATATAAATCATTCATTTTCTCAAGTTGAAATTTACCAGTTATTTTAACTTCATCTATAGCCCATGGTGTAATATTTGAACAGCTACTGAAGCTTCTTATTTGGTGATTAGATAAAGTTGATAAACTTTTTATGTTTTCTCTTCCACCAAACAATAATCTTGAAATAAATTCAACATATTCTGTCTTTCCTATACTCGTTGTTCCTGAAACTTCTAAAATAGGATAAGTCCCTTGAGTATGAAATCTACCTAAAGCCCAACAAATTCCTAACAAAGATTGATTTACATCACTTCTCATATGAATTAAATTCTTTTCTAGCCATTCTTTATCTTCAGTTGTTAGAGCTTCTATTTCAGAAATTTTTGTAATTTTTAAATCTCTTTTATCACAAACAATATCTGAATCTTCATCATAGTATTTATCGTTTCTTATTCCATAGTATTCTATTTCTTCAATGTACTTTTCCTGGTTCTCTTCTTTCAGCCAATCTATAAATTTTGGAATAGTTGATGGACTAGCTAAATATACTCCCATATTTTCTGCTATTCCTTTTATTGATAAAAGCTCAGATATCCTAGCTTTAAATTTTCTTTCTCTTCCATTATTTATAGATTTTCCTATTAAAAAATTTTCAGAGAAGGCTTCTACTTCAACTAAGAAATTACTAACTCTTACAGTTTCTTCTCCACCATAATAGTTATATCCTCCATCATCAATTTTAAAGTTCCTAAACCCAGTCTTTATTTGAGTACAAGATTCTAATAGATACTTATATACTTTATCTTTTCCATTTTTTGCCAGAACCTCATTAACATCTTTTTTCTTATAAAAATATGTTTTATAAAGTGGAATCAACAAATCTCTTAATTCGTGAACAATTCTTTTTCTTGCTTCTATTCCAGCTTCATCATCATCTGTTGCAATGATAATTTTTTGGAATTTACTAAGCCAAGTTTTTTGTATCTTTATACATTTGATATTTGTAGCTCCAGAAGGTAAAGATACAGTATTTTCTACTCCAGCTTCTAAAGCACTAAGTAAATCTATTTCACCTTCAACAATTACTAAGTATTCAAAATCTGTTATATTTTGCCAATTTAAAAGATAGTCTAAGCAACTACCTTTCTCACTCCATAGCTCTTTATCTAAACTTCTGTATTTTACACCAACAACTGTCTCTCCATTAGTAACAGGTATCATCATACTTTCATGAGTACCCATTCTATAAAGTTTATTGATATTATTTTCGTTTTCTATACCTCTACTTTTTAGATAGTCAAGCCATTTCTTGTTTAATTTTTTTGAATTAAGTATTAATGAAGAGAAATCTAAAATAGGTTTATCTTCTGTTTTTTCTTCAATTCCTGAAATATTTAATTCTTTTTGTAGTTCTGGAAATTCACTTATATGTCCACTTTTTCCTGTTGAATGGCACATATACTTCCCAGTATTTACATTTACAGAAAAACAAGGGTTCTTTTTTGTTTTTTGGCAGACTGGACAATAATCCAGTCTAGCCTCATCTCCATAATGTTTTATTTTCATAATTTCCCTCCATTAGAACGGAAATTCTTCAGGTAAATCCTCGTTCTTTTCTTCTGTTTTTTCTTCAGTATGATAATTATTTGGTCTTTCAACAGAAGCAGCATTTTCAAATTTCTTTTTAAATTTTTCATATATTTCTGGATTCTTTTTGTTTTGAATTTCATCAGCTGTTTTTTTACTTTGAATATCATAATATCCAATAATGTTATATCTTAAAAAATCTCCATTTAAACTGACTTCTACTATCACACCAATTTTTTTATCTGCAAGTGCTGGAATAAAAACTTTGTTCGGACTTTCGATTGGAACCAGGTCCTTATTTTTCAATTTACATAAATAAGTTAATTTATTTAATTTCTTTCTAGCATATTCATTTTCAGTTCCATCAGCTTTTTTAAAAAATTCAACTGGATAAAAATATTGTTCTTCATCTGTTTTTAAAACTAATTTAAGTCCTTTAGATTGAGAACCATTCCTACCACTTATTATTAGCGCTTCCTCAATAGTACAGTTATAAACTCCACTCTTATTTACAGATGTACTTTGTTCTCTTGTTTCCTCTCTTAAATCTTCTTCGTTTTCTGTCCATAAATTCATACTCATTTTTATTTCCTCCTATTATTAATTAAAATATTCATTTGATTTTTGTATTACATAACTTAAGTCATTAGGAATCCTTAATTCATCAAACATTCCTTTTGGACTTTTACAAGTATCATTACCATTGTTTTGAGTTCTAAAATAATAAACTCCATCTTCAATTTCTGTTGTTAAAACTATAGTAAATCTACCTTCCAAACCAACCTTATCATCAATCAACTTGCCTATAGTCTTTGCTTTTTTCCTTCCATCATCTGTAACTTCTATATGTTGTAAAAAAATTACATTTATGTCATCTCTCATAGAATTAGCTTTATCTACTAAGTTATAGAAGTTTTGCCCTATCTCAGTAAACTTCTCATAACCTTTTTCTTTTGCTCTTCTCATAAATTCATTAGCCATTATGTATTGAGAATCGTCTATGATAATATTTTTTATTTCTTTTTCTTTATCTAAGGTACTTAGAATTTTCATAATTATTTCAGGTCTATCACTTATAAATCTATTTCCTTTTGGATTTTCTTTACTTCTTAAAGAATATCTTTTTTTAAATCCTTTGAAAGGTAAGGGTTTATCAACAGCTTGAATAATAAAAGTTTCTTTTTCGTTTAAGTTTTCAATGCTTGTAGATTTACCCGTTCCACTTTCTCCAAGAACCATTATCATATTTGCCATATTTATCACTTCCTAATTAATGAAATTAATTTTCCTATAAGTTTCTTTGTTGCTTCTATGTCTTCTAAACTATCATGAGCTTTTAACTCAATTCCAAAATGTTTACACCAAGTTTCAAGTTTATTATTTTCTAGAACTGGTAATACTTCAGCTATTTGTAATAATCTAATTGAGTACAAAGGATCTAACATAGAAGAATCTAAATAACTAAATAAGAAATTATTACCATGTCTTTGAAAAAAGGCTTTTAATATATCAACATCAAACCTTACATTATATCCAGCAACAACAAATTTATCTGTTCTATCATATTTATCTATATATTTATCAAAAAGATTTACAAATTGTTTATAAACTTCTTTTTCTTCAACATATTTATCTGTTTTTAGTTCCTCTAATGTTCTTCCTTGAACTTCCAAAGCTTTTTCAGTTACTTCTGAATTTTCAAAAGGTTTTATGTAAAAATTAAATTTTTCTACATCTTTTTTATCAATTCTTATTATTCCTGAAAGTTGTATTAGTGCAGCTTTCTCTGGATTAACTCCACCAGTTTCGGTATCTATAAAAATTATCTTATTCATTTATCCTCCTTACTTTATATTTAAACTATTCTTTTCTACTATATTTGCACCTTGAACATTTTCTCCAGCTTCAATAGCTTTTTTAATTTCAATTTTTGAGATTTTTTCTTTTGTTTCTATCTCAATAAACTTTTTATCTATTAAGCTTTCATCATAGATATTTACTGACTTTGATTTTCTTAAACTTAGATTTCCAAGTTCTGTTTCTATTTTAGTAATTCCCATCATTTCCATATTTCTAACTATGTATTCTTTTCTACTATTTATTTGATTAGAAATAGATTTTTTTAAAGCTTGAAGTCTTTTTATTTCTTCATCAACTCCATTTAACATTGCTTCAGAGTTTTTAAAAGATTTGATTATTCCTGCTCCTTTTGTTTGCAATTGTAATTTTAATTCTTGTTCTAAAATATCAATCACACCATCATCTTTTACTTCTCCAGTTTCTTCATCTATACAACTTAAAAATAATTCATCTAAAGCTCTCATTTCACTTGTTATTTCATATAATTTCATTATTCTTCCTCCCATTCTAAATCGTTATAAGCATATCGAACTGCTCTATCTATAATTTCTTGTCTTGATAAACCACTTTCTTCAACCATTTCATCTACATATTCAAAAGTAGAATTTCTAACTCTTATAACTTCTGTAGTTCTTCCACCTACTCTTATTTCTTTTTTCTTTGGTAATGTAAACATGTTCTTCCTCCATTTTTTATAAAAGTCTCATTGGCATAACTATATAAGTTATGTTGCAATTACTGAATTTAATAGCACTATTAGATGTACTTAAACTTATATTAAAAAATTCATTTTTTATGTATTTTAGCCATAAATCAATATATTTAACATTTAAGTTAAATTTAACATCTAATTTATCTTTGTTATATTCAAACAGATTGTCTAGTATTAATTTTGAGTCCTCATTTGGATAAGCTTCAACTCTTACTTTGTTATCTTTAAAAATAAAATATTTTCTTGTATCAAATTTTGTTAGTTTTAGCATTTTCCAAACTATATCTGTTGCACCTTTATTTATAAAATTAGCCTTTAAAGATGTTGTATATTCATAGCTTTCAATAACTTTTTTTATATTTAATGCTTTTTTATTTAGAGCTTCATATTCTGTTATTTCAGTTCCTATTTGAATAGCTAATTTACCATTATTTAATATTGCTATTGTTTCTGCTTTAAATAATTCGTTTAATAAAGTTATAGAGTACAGGTTTGCCGTATCTATACCTTTTCTTTCTTTATCAGTATCTTCTACTGCAAACAATCTATATGTATCTGTAAACCCTATATATTTTCCAGATACTATTATTCCTTTCATAGTTTCATTTTTAGCCATTTCTTTAAACTTTAATAAATCTTTTATATCTTCTTTATCAAAAGCTAAAACAATTTTATTTCTATTCAAAGATAAATATTCTCTTATATTCAACCTTTTTTCTCCTTTCTTATTTCTGCCAACTTAATTTTAATCTTAGCTATATTCAATCCTGTCTTAGTTAACTCAGGAACAGAACTAATTAATCTGCATTTATTTAATACTTTTAGTTCATTCCTAGTTACACAAATTAAATTTTCAATATTTAAATTATTTTTATCTCCATCTGCAAATATGATTACAGAACCTTTCGGAATCTTCTTTTTGTGATATTGTTCCCAAACTACTCTATGTTTCAGATTCCATCTTTTCTGCTTATCGCCTTCATTAGAAACTTTTATAACTGTATAACCTTCTGTATTGATTCTTTCACTGCTAACAGGCTTCCAATTCTTTGGTTTGCTACCTTTTTTAAAAGAAGTTCTATTAGCTCCCATATATCCTTTCTTTCCTTTGTTCCACGGTGTAAAACTTTTTTTAAACTGTCCTAGAGTTCCTGTATTAATCTTTTTTCGGCTTAGTAAACTACTTAATTTATCAACTGTCATTTCTAAATCATATTTTTTATTAAATATTTCAACTATTTCTTTATAAGTTTTTCCAGGAGCAATTTCCCTTAAAAAATTTATAATATCATCTGTGTATTTTTTCATAATCTATCCCTCTAACATTTTAGGTAGTTTATTATCAGCATTTAACATATCATCTTTAAATTTTGCTGCTCTTAAAGCTAAATCCCCATTGCTAATAATTACATTTGCTATCTTTATCATGGATTCGCTTCTAGCTATTTCTTTTTCAAGTTCTTCAGATGATATATTCTCTTTGCTTAAATTATTCAACTGTTCAAATAGCTTTGTATTCAAATCAGATAGTGTATTCATTCTTTTCTCTCCTTCCAATCCATTTCTTCAGCTTCTTTCTTTTCTTTATATAACTTAATAGCCATATCTTTAGCACTATAATTTCTCATACCTATTACTTTTTCTCTACTTCTTTTTTTATAAGCAGCATCTGCTTTGCTCTTATCTCTCCAATATTGCTTTTCACAAGTAGCAGAGCAATATTTAACTCTTTTATCTTTAATATCTGTAACATACACTCTTGTACCACAATAAGCACAGATAAACTCACGAGGGCAGTCTACATTTTTATAAAACTGATTAATATTGATTCCCATTTTTTCACTCCTTGAATTTTTTTTAAAATTGATATATAATTCAAGTAAAGTTAAATACTTGAATATTTTTTTTTAAACATCTAATAAACTTTGGTCGGTGCTATTAGATGTTTTTATTTTTTTATAACTTTTTCCTGCTAAAAAGTTCAACCAATGTGGTTTTATTATTAAATATTTCCCCCTTTCCTTTTCTTGATCTTTTATATAGATACAACCTGGAACTTCATTAGCTTGAATTAAGCTATAAACATCATCTTTGTTTAATTCTCCACCAGATAAAGCAACAGCCTCTTCTACACTGATTTTATAATCTCCCATTTAATCACCTTTTTCTAAAAGTTCTAATACAAATTTGCAAGTATCAACTACACCTTGATAATATCTAACCATTGCATAAGCATGTCCTTCAGCAACTGGTCTATTTTCTTTTCCTATTTTGTAATATTCTTCATTTGCTTCTTTTAAATTTTCTTTTGCTAGGTTTAGTTTAATTTCAATTCTTTCTTTTCCTGTCATAAATATCACATCCATTCTAATAATTTATCAAATGGATAGTTAAGACATAGCCATAAAATCTTAAATACCCATTTAATTTTATGTTTAATTACATCTCTCATATTTACTTTTGCAAATTTTTTATTTTCTTTTATTTCCATTTCTAGCCTCCATTTCTATGTATTTTTGGATAACTTCAATAGCATCTATTAACTTTATATCTTCAGGAAAAACTATAACATTTACCCATTTTTGAAATACTTTACAGTGCATTTTTTCCTCCTATAATCTCCCAAGTTCTATTTTTATTTTCAAACCATTCTTTATTAGCAAAAATAAGACATCTTCTATTAGTTTTCTTAAAAACATATACTCCTTTTTCTACTCCTACACATTCAAGAGTTTCTTTTTTCTCTTCTCCTGCATAACTACTTTTAACTTCTATTTTTGTTCCTACTTTTATATTTTTCATTTATC